GAGAGGCAATACAAGTTTTCTTGGGAGGGCGCAGGAAGACCTCCGGGGAAGTGATCGCTTGTATAAATTAATGATGAAGCCTCCTCAGACTTTTTAACATCTCTGACATACGTGCTCTTGAAATTAATTGTAGAATCCTCAGCATAGATCCCCGCGCCATAGCTGCTCAAAGATTGATAGTCTGTAATCTTTTCTGAGTATGGTTGACCTATTCTGGTATTGTTTTCGAATCCGTAATTTCTAAAGGCTATGAATCCTCTGAGTAGATTTACATTTGAGTTAGCAGCATACAGGCCCGCTTTAGTACATCTTGAAGCAGAGCACCTTTCTAGGTTCACGGTTGAGTTTAGGATTTCAATACCCTTATCTTTGGATTTCTGACCATCTACAGTAAAGTTTCTTATGTAAATGGGTCCGTTACAGTTGTATACCCTTATAGAGTTCAAATGGTTGTAGTATACGGACGCCGCTACCGCATCTTGAGGTGCTATGATACCGGAAGCGAGATTGGCGGGAGGGTAGAAATATGTGTTACCGATTTCGTTTAAGGTGCTCGCATCATAGGAGTCCATACTATCTTCGGTTCTAAAGGATTTATCATAAGGAGCGAAGAATAATCTCTTAGAGGCAAGCTGAATGTTTCCCGTATTATCAAACCCACTCACAGTGCTGCTCAAAGATGCAGTCAAAACCCCTAGCTGATCTCGGCCCACGCGACGAGTAAACGCATATTGCTTCTCGGTTGAGTATCGCAAATCCTTATGTCGAGCGCGGGATGGAGATGATGAAGCCACAAATGATCTCTGAGAGGTTGAATACAACATCGAGTTCACTAGGTCGAAAGTAATCGAAGGCGCTGAAGCGTCCAAAGCGGAGCTTACAGAGCTTACAGCACTGGCGATACTATAGTTGGTAAATCCAGCATCAATCTGGTCAACTGACATTGGGTTCGCACTAAGGTTAACAGCGCCAGCAAAAGCAGAGTTTCTATTTACAATTTCAAGAGATCCCTCAGGTCCAAAGACCTTGTTGGATAAGTGCAGATCTCCCAGATTGCCGAAGCTAGCAACTTCTATCAAGATCGGGAAGTTGATTACCTCAGGAATAGCAGCTAAACAAGACTGTAGAGTTGTGAAGTATTGTGGATTGCAAGACGAGGTAGCATCACCGGACACGATGAAAGACATTCCGGTAATACCCGATGTCGGATTACCTAATCTCTCCCAAAGAAGATGAGTTCTCTCATCAAGGTCGTGCAAAGGCAAGTTGTCTTGCTCAAAATTGTAGAACGAACTAGCGTCATATTTTGTAACCTTGTCCGTCCAGCAGACTAAAAGGTCACTAGGACCGCCCGAAACATATACGTCACTTGGGTTTAACATTTTATCCGAATGAGATTGTCCATCTAAATACAAGACCGAAGTCGGAGGTCTTGGTTATGTTGTTGAAGTATCGATAAGCAGCTAAGACGCTCTCATCCTCAGCTTTTCCTCTAGGGTTCTTGATGAATAGCCCGATCTCATTCAGAGGTCTTTCTTCACCGAACCTTATGATGTTATTGCAAGAATCCTCATCAATAAAAATGGTGTACCTAACAGACCTGTCATCTATTTTAGTAACCTTATTAAACGGAATTTTAGCAAATACTTGCTCTTCGACTTGTTCACCGGCAGGCAATGTAGTCTTAAAAAGATCTGCCGACACAGCTAACAGGTTGCTATCTGTACCAACCCCGGTGTACTCAGATGCGCCAGATAAAGGACCTGAAACAATAAAAGTAGAGCTAACCTGATTTACGGACCCGCCGCTCACGCCTAGCTGGAATCTGTCTATTTGAAAGTCGGTAACGGTCTGAGAGCCAACAAGCCCGTAAAGGTGAGACAGGGACCAACCGAAGCCAGACGTAATAACGTTGTCTTCATCATAAACAAGTTCTTCCTCACCATTCACCACTTTGTGAATTGTAAGGTGCCCCTTCATACCAGTTTGTTCGACAAATGATTTATACATTTTACAAGAAATTGAATTTTAATACAAAAGTTGGCCCTTTATTAGTTGATAGCGTAGCAGCACCTAGTCCAGCAAAAAGACCTGACAGGGTAGACACGTCTACATGGTCTAACAGATTATTCCAGAAGCTGACCTTAGAAACTAACTTGTAGATTCTGTTATTATTTAGGGCATCATAAGAATAAGGGGGTGTTATACCTGAGGCAAGCATGGCGGGTAGATCCAAACAATATACGCCGATATGATTTACACCTCCATATGCCGCTAGCGTGACACTATCCGAGTGCTGAGGAACAACCGCTATGGCAGTATTTCCTGCGCTAGGGTGTACCCCAGAAACAACAGAACTGAAGATTACAGGACCCGCAGAAAGAGCATAACCTTGTCCGTCAGCCCCTAACTGACCATCCAGCCCGCTAGTCTGACTGACGCTCACGTAGCCATTTTTATCGACCACTCCGTTCTGATTATACATACCACTCAGCACCGCACTAGCAATGAATGCTCCCGCCGAATCGTATAGGTAACAGCCCTTTGCTACAGAAGAAGGAGGCGCAAAAGCACCTATGACATTCCAGGCGTTGCTTAGATTGGTATCAACCCATGCATTAGGGTAATGCCCTAAATCGGGCGCAGTCGCTGAAAAAGAGGAAGCGGTGGTCGTCTGAGTGGAGTCTACCTCTAATCTGGTGTGGTATATGCTGGGGTATGCAGGTAATGATTTGTAGGTTGCTGAGAATTGATTATGGGTAGCACTGACGGGATAGGACTTAGCGAATGGAGCGGCAGTGTTGTAGCTCTTTACAATTACAACGTCCCTGTTGAAGCCACTGACGGCACCATCAGTATTATAACCCACTCGCTCGACACTACTAAGCGTGTGTGCGTGGAAGTTATAACCTTGAGCATCCTTGCCGTAGGTTACGGCTTGGAAA